CCGCACAAGAACTAGCCGTAGTAGAAAGACAAAGTAGACAACTTGATGAAGAAATGGAAGAGTCTGAAAAAAGACTCAAAGCTTTGGCTCGTGGAAAGCTAGGGTCTAAGTCTTTGTTAGCAAAAGCTGGCAGTGCTAGTAAACAGTCTGGTGTGTCAAGAGGATTTACTGGGGCTGGGGCTGGTATCTTTGGAGGCGGTAGTGCAGGAGGCGCAGGGTTGCGATCTGGTACAGGGTATACTGCAACTAACACTTCCATAAAAAAGGCGGCTAAATAAAAGATGAAACTTCCAAAAGAGCTAGGGTCTTTACACGACTTAAAAACAAGAGAGTTGCAAGCGTTTGATAAAATGGCGCAATGGCATAACTTGCTTGATGACTGCTATGAGTATTTTCTACCTAACAGAAACTTATTTGATTCTGCTGTTTCTGGCTCTAAGAAGATGGATCGTATCTTTGACTCCACTGCAATCGAAGCTATCCAACAAGGAGCAAGTAAGCTACAAGAAAACATTGCTCCTATTTGGGGTAACTGGGCAACCTTTGCTCCTTCTCTCAGTGTTATAAAGGCACTGGAATCAGGCGAGTTTGATGTATCTGAAGAACAAGTTAGACAAAACCTAGAAGATCAGGCTGATATTGTCTTTGATTACATTAATCGTTCTAACTTTGCTACACAGTTCTTTGAACACGCTCTTGATCTCTTAGTAGGTACAGGTACTTTACGGATTGATGAGACTGACAACAATGATATGCCATTAGTATTTAACGCTATTCCGCAAAAAGGTATTGCGTTTGAGGAAGGCCCATACGGTTCTATCGAAACACACTGGCGTAGATTCAATGTTAAAGCAAGAAATCTAAAAAGACAGTGGAGAGGGTTTAAGCCTTCTGAGAATGTCTCTTCTTTAATCGAAAATCAACCAGATGCAGAAGTAGAAATTAGTGAAGGCGTTGTATTTATGCCTAAAGCTAAAAAGTATTACGGTTGTGTATGGGTTAAAGGCGAAGATCGCATTAGCTGGATGGAAGACTTTGGGGAATCTAGCCCTTGGGTAACTGGTCGTTACTCTAAAGTATCAGGAGAGATACGTGGTCGTGGCCCTGCTGTACAGGCTTTACCTGATGTACGCTCCCTAAACAAAGTAAAAGAGTTTGTCCTACAGAAAGCCGCTATCGACCTATCAGGTATGTACACCGCTACTGATGATGGCGTGACTAACCCCTACAATATAGTTATAAGCCCAGGGGTTGTTATTCCAGTTGGTTCTAACAACTCTTCTAATCCGTCTATCCAGAGATTAGACACAGGTGCTAACCTTGCATTGGCGCAATTCGAGATGCAGGACTTACAAGTCTCTATTAAACGCGCTTTGTTTAACGATCTGCGTGATCCTACTGGTGCTGTGCGTTCTGCGACAGAGGTAGCTATTGAGTCAAGAGAATTAGCTAAGAGAATCGGTAGTGCGTTTGGTCGATTACAGACAGAAGTGCTTGTCCCTATTTTAAAACGTGTTGTCCACATCTTAACTCGTCGAGGTATCTTACAGCCATTACAGTTAGATGGCCGTGATATTGAAATCAAGTTCCTATCGCCTTTAGCTAGAGCGCAGGATGCTGAAGATATTATCAATGTCCAACAAGCTGTACAGTTTGTCCTACAGAATGCTGGCCCAGATCAGGCTAAGATTGGCTTTAAGCAAGAAGACTTTGGCACATGGGTAGCCTCTAAGACAGGAATGCCTGCTGAGTTAGTAAGAACACCTACTGAGAAAGCACAGGTTATTCAGGCAGGCGCACAAGCGGCTCAAGCTGGCATGAAAACATCACAACCACCGATGCCTGTTCAATGAGTTGGTCAAATATTGATCAACTTGCTGATCCAGAAGTTGCTAAAAAACAAGCAGAACTACGCAAGCGAAATGCTAATGATATTGCCAAGGCGTATCATAGGGTCTTTACAACTGACGATGGAGCGCGTATCTTAGCAGACCTGACCAGAAGGTTTGTCTATGATAATGATACTTCTTTTGGCTCAGAAAACATTAATTACGAATCTGCTTACCATAACGGTGAAGCTGGTGTAGTTAAGTTTTTAATCAATCAAATGAAGCAAGCCGAAATCAAATAAGGATTACATTATGTCAGAAGAACAAGCCGCTGAACAAAGCGATACCTTGTTAGATAGTGCCGAACCTACTCTCGCAGAAGGTGAATATTATTTAACTGACGGTATCAAAGGAACTGGTGAAGTACCTGAATGGTTAGATACAAAGTATAAATCTGTAGCAGACCAAGCTAAAGGTTATTCTGAATTGTCTAAGAAGTTTGGAGGATTCAAGGGTTCGCCTAAAGATGGTTATACACCCCCAGAAGGAATTGAGAGTGATGATGCTTTGTATCAAGAGTTAGAGGCATTTGCTACCAAGACTAACATGAGTGCTGATGCATTTGGAGAAGCATGGGAATTGTTATCTGCCCAAGACTATGCCGCACAAGCTGTAGATCAAGAAGAAGAGTTGTCTAAGCTAGGTGATAACGCTCAGGAAAGAATTAAGACTGTTGAAGGGTTTATGAAAAACAACCTTGATGCAGATACTTACGAGCAAGCTAGAGGTCTAGTGACTACCGCTGATACCATTGCATTGGTAGAGATGTTAGTACAAGCAACTGCTCCTGCTAAACTCCCAATGGAGGGAGGGCATAACCCAGAAGGTCTGTCTTGGGAAGCCATTGAAACAGAAATGTTTAAGAAAGATGAGCAAGGAAACCTCCTCAGAAGTACCAATATTGACCATGAGCGCAAGATTCAGAGAATGATGCAAGCGTGGGGCGGTTCTCAATAATTGATTAATACAGGGTAAAAGGTGTATAATCAGTACACTGGATACCCTTTTCCCAAAGGCCCAGTAAATTTAGGTTGAATGCTGACCATTTTTACTGGGTACTCAGCAAAAAACCTTGAAAACTTTTTTTATTACTCTTTTTCGAGGAAACTATTATGAGTGCTAATCTATCATCCGTAGCGTCGATTGAATTTGACAGTATGGTCAAACACGCCTACGCACAAAAAGGGCTTTTAAAGCCTGCTGTAACAATCCGTAACAATGTAGTTGGTGACAGCTACAAATTCCGTAACATGGGCAAAGGACTTGCTAACCAAAAAGCAACTTCTGCTGATGTTGTTCCTATGGGCGTAACTTATGACTTTGCAGTAGCGACTCTCGCTAACTGGAATGCTCCAGAGTACACTGACATCTTTGATGCCGCTGAAGTAAACTTTGACGAGAAGCAAGAGTTAGCAGACACTATCGCTGGCGCTTTGGGTCGTCGTAGTGATCAGCTAGTAATTGATGCAATGGACGCAGTTACTCCTACTACTATCGCTCACGGTTCTGCCGCTTTAACTATGGCTAAGGTCATTGAAGCTCAGGTAGCACTACGTGGACAGGGCGTTCCTAACTCTAACTTGTTTGCCGCAGTAAACAGCGCAGGACTTGGTGGTCTTTTGAAAGATGAGAAAGCTACTTCTTCTGACTACCAGAGCGTTAAGGCACTTGTTAGCGGTGACGTAAACAGCCTAGCTGGATTCCAGTTTGTAGTTCTTGATGATCGTGCTGAAGGTGGTTTGACTGTTACATCTAACATAGTTGATTCATACTTCTTTAACCGCGAAGCTGTTGGACTTGCTATTGGTATTGACATGAAGACCTCTGTAGATTGGGTTGCACAGAAGACTTCTTGGCTTTGTAATGGTATGCTCAAGGCTGGTTCCGTTGTACGTGATGTAGACGGCATCGTTAAGGTTAAGTACGACGATACCGTATAAGTTATCAATGCGTAAACTGATTGGGGGGGTTCGTCCCCCCTTTCTTACATAAAGGTTTATTATGGCAAGCAAAATCCAGCTAATATCTAATGCGTTAATTTTAATTGGGGATTTGCCTATTACAACTTTAGTCGGCAACTCACGCGCTCAAACTGTTGCTAACAATCTGTATGACAACATCGTACAAAACGAATTAACTAAATACCGTTGGGGCTTTGCTAAAAAGAAAGCACAGCTAGATTTAACAACAGAAACTCCAGTAGGCACTGAGTGGCAGTCTATCTACCAACTTCCTGCTGACCTCTTGTTTCTTATCAAGATTAATCCTCAAGTTAATTACACTATCTATGGCGACAAGCTATACTCAAATTCAACTGGCGCAATATACGCTGATTACATTTACAACGCTCCAGAATCAGCATGGCCTGTATACTTTAGTAAGATGATTGAGTACAGACTTGCGATGGACTTTGCTCCATCTATCAGGGACAGTGCCACCTCTATGGAAGCTAATGCTAGTCAATATGTAAACGCTTCTCGAATGGCAAGATTTACTGATTCGCAACAATACCCAATAACCCCTATTACAGATCGTCCGTTTATTGATGTAAGGTTTTAGTTATGGCGAAGTCGAAGTTTCTACAAAGTTCTTTTGTAAGCGGAGAGTTGTCGCCATTACTTAAAGGCCGCGTTGATCTTGATCAATACTATCAGGGGATGCAAACTGCTGAAAACGTCCTTATCGTTCCACAGGGAGGGTTGAAGCGTAGAGCAGGCACACAGCACGTAGATACCGCAGAAAACATTATAGCTCCTTTTATTTTCAGTGGATTAGGTAAATTATTTACCTTCACTGTTACCTCTGGCTTACCTATTGTTGGCGCTACATATACAAATAATTCTTCTACTTTTACGGTTCTTTCTTTTACTGGATCAGGTCTTCCATATACTGTCTACGCAGAAAGGACGGTTGGAACTAATAATCCCACTGCCAGTGGTACTCTTACTAAAACAGTTAGTACACCTAACCTCATATATTCTGCATTTACAACATTTACTTCAAGTATGCCAGAAGGCGGTACTGTTGATAATATTAATGACTTTGATCGATCAACCGTAGGACTAACAACAACTAATATTGGTGTATTAGGTACAGGCGCTAATCCTGATTATGTTGTAGCTTTATACAATGTTCTCGGAACAACTAATAGAGGTCGGTTCATAGATGTAAAAGACATTAAACTAAGCGGAACTGGCTCTGGTCAATTTAAAATCCAAGTTTCTGATGATGGTGCTTCTTGGACTACCGAAAAGACTCTAACTGTTACAGAAGTAGAGCAATCCTATCGCATTCGTTTAGATTCTGATTTTGTTGGTCAATATTATAGAATAGTAAGAACTGGTGATACAGGAGACTTAGGAACTTTAAAAATACAGCTTAGTGAGTTTAATGTTCTATACGCAACAGATGATGCTTCTGATGTTAAGACATTCGACTTTAGCATTGAGACAGACAGGCATTACTTATGTGTTGTTACTGGAGGCGCTGATACGTCACCTTCCTTTGGTAATATGTCTATCTACAGAGTAACAGACCAAACGTCTAACTTTGTTCCTGTAGCTTATTTGCCGTTACCTTTTAAGTCTACTGAAGTTGCAAATGTGCGTGATGTCCAAACAGAAAACGTCATGTTAATGTTCCATGAGGATCATCATCCTATAAGAATAATAAACACAAGTACAACTACGTTTGCTATTGACGACATTCCTTTTCTTAACGTGCCTCAGTACGATTATGATGATGCGTCTAGCCCTACACCTATAAGTTATGTAACAACGATGACATTAGGTCATTTTGAAACAGGCGATAGATTTCAGATAGATGTCGAGGGCGTGTTAAGTAAAAACATTACTTTTGCTGGAGATGCTAACGCTAATGAACAATCATCCTCTGCGTTTAACATAGAGAAAAATTTACAAGAGATGCCTGTTTTTGGTGATACAGGTGTGTCTGTAAGCAGGACAGGAACAGCCGCATACACTATTACCATTTCTGGTGAGTCTACAAAAGAATTTGAATTGTTTTCTGGCTTTGCAACTTCAGACAGCGGTGGTACTGCTAACGAAATATCTTTTGCTTTAGTTACGCAAGGCTCCCCTAGAAAAGAAAACGTATGGTCTACGACTAGAGGATTTCCTAAGACAGCCGCATTCTATGCAGGAAGGTTATGGCTAGGTGGTACAAAGTCTAAACTACAAAGTTTGTTTGCATCTAGGTCTGGCTCGTTCTTTGATTTCTACACAGAAGAAGGTGATGATGACGAGGGTATCTTTACAACTATATCCTCAAGACAGCTAACAGAGATTATCGACATTAACCCTGATCGTGGACTACAGGTGTTTACAGCAGGCTCAGAGTTTATTGTTAAGGGTAATACTCCGTCTAACATTACCATCGAAGCGCAAACACAGCATGGGGCATCTTTTTTAGAAGTTAAGTCAGTAGATGGTGCAACACTATTTGTAGATCAAAACGGCAGAACACTACGATCTTTCCTGTATAACTACAATGAAGATGCTTATAACAGTACAGACATCTCGGTGTTGTCCTCACAGCTTATTGATGATCCAGTAGACTTAGGCGTGTTAACAGGGTCATTATCAGAAGATGCTAACTGGGTATTCATTGTAAACCAAGATGGCACTTCTAGTATTTTAAATACGCTTAGATCACAAGACATTAATGGTTTTACTAAGTGGATTAATGGAGATACTAACACTGTATACCCTCTTAAAACTGTATCGGTATCTGTTGTTAACAACGATTTATTCTTAGTAAACAAGAGAACTACTGACACTACTACTACTTACACAGTAGAAAAGTGGGACTTTGATTACTTAATGGATTCTTCTGTTAGACTTGAAACAAGTTTGAGTATATTTGGAAATAACTTATATTTAGCTTCACATCATTTAGACGGAGAGACAGTTAGTGTCGTTGCAAGAGGAACAACATTAGATAACCGTGTAGTGCAAACTGATCCTGCTTCTGGATACATTATTTTAACTGATGAAGAAAAGTCATTTATCCTTGAGCAAGACCCTTCTACTGGTGTTATCGACGTAGAGGTAGGTTATAACTTTACACCTAAGATTGTAGGCATGCCTTTGAATACTGCGGCTCCTGCTGGACAAAATCAAATGCGTGAAAAGAAAGTAACGCGCATGAATCTAAGAGTGTATGAAAGCTCAGGTGTATACATTGATGGTAATCCTGTCCCTATTAGGCAGTTTGGTGATGCGGCTAACTCGCCATTAGATTCCAATCTTCCTAAACAAACTGGTATTATACAAGATAACAATGGCGGTAATGGATGGGGAATAGAGGTACAGCCAGAGATTACTATTCCTGAGCCTACACCGTTCCACATACAGGCTATTGAATACGAGGTAGAATCATCTTAAATCAAGTAGCAAAGCAAGATGAGATATTAAAACTACAGTCATTGATGTTAAAAGGTGACACTGTAGAGTTAGAAGTAAAGCATCATTTTAGTGATGGCTTATATGCAAGAGAGTTGTTTATCCCTGCTGGCGTATGTTTGGTAGGGGCGTTACACAAGACGACTCACTTGTACATGGTAGTAAAGGGTAGATGTAAGGTGTCTAGCCAATTTGGTAACTTGGATATAGAGGCTCCGTTTATGGGAGAGACTAT